ATGTTCGTTATTGGATCGCACTTGAAAAATCATCAACATTTGGAGTATAAAGACATGTCTGATAATACTAAAGAACTTATGAAACTGGGTAATCAAGTTTCTCGTTCTACAGTCGCCGTTATTGATGCCGTCACACAACGTGGTGGATTTAAAGGCGAAGAACTCTCTACCATCGGTACACTTCGTGACCAAGCAATCCAGATTATTTCTCTGGTAGAGCAGATGGAACAAGAGTCAGCGATGGAAGATGGCGATTAGACTTTACTTTCTCCACCTTTTGAATTATAATTATATTATGGGAGTATGTAAATGTCTAACGAATTTCTTTGGGTCGAAAAGTATCGTCCCCGCAAAGTAGAAGATTGTATCTTAGAACCTAAACTGAAAGATACATTCAATAAAATCATTAAGTCCGGAGAAGTGCCTAATATGCTTTTCTCTGGATCAGCAGGTCTTGGTAAGACTACGGTCGCCAAGGCAATCTGTAATGAACTTGATCTTGATCATATTGTCATCAATGGATCGGAAGAGGGCAATATTGATACTCTCCGTGGCAAGATCAAACAGTTCGCAAGTACTGTCTCACTTCAGGGTGGCATCAAGGTTGTCATTCTGGATGAGGCAGACTACTTGAACCCTCAGTCAACTCAACCTGCGCTTCGTGGGTTTATCGAAGAGTTCAGTAATAACTGTCGGTTTATCCTTACTTGTAACTTCAAGAATCGTATCATTGAACCACTACACAGTCGGTGTGGCGTCTATGACTTTAACGTCGGAGACAAAGCAACACTGTGCGGTGAGTTCATGTCTCGTTGTCAGCAGATCCTACTTGATGAAGGTGTAACGGTTCATAAACCGCAAGTTCTTGCTGATGTTATTATGAAGTTCTTCCCCGACTGGCGTCGTGTGCTTAATGAACTACAGCGATACAGTATGACTGGATCCATTGACGAAGGTATTATGGTCAATGTATCTGATCAAAATTATGATCAACTTTTTGTTTCTTTAAAAAATAAAGATTTCAAAACTATGCGAAAATGGGTTGTAAACAATATAGATACTGATGCGAGTGCAATCTTCCGTTCTATTTACGATCGGATGACTGATAAAATCGCACCACAATCTATTCCTCAACTCGTGTTGATTCTTGCTGACTATCAGTATAAGAATGCGTTTGTTGCGGATCATGAACTAAATGTAGTCGCTTGTTTAACGGAGGTCATGGCGAATGTCGAATTCAATTAAACTATACACTCAAAACGATTGTCCATATTGTGTAATCATGAAAAAGAAACTCACCTCTTGGGGTTATGAGTTTGAAGAAGTAAATGTAAGCAACGATCGCTTTGCTAAAAACTTCTTGAAAGAGCGTGGTCATAGGACGGTTCCCCAGTTATACTCTGAAGGAGTAAACTTAAATAGAGGTATAGACACTCACGATTTCACTAAACGTCATTTAGAAATTATGTTAATAGAAAATGACGGTGGTGTGGAGATGTTTGGATGAGGCGTGCTTGGACTATTTGGTGCAAGACGATTGGGAGTAAAATAACAGATGATAACCGTGAAAATGATATTGCAGCAATCATCCGTACTATATGGGTTGTTACTCATATGGTCGCTTGCTTTTTTATCATCGCTCATAATGGTATAAAGATTGGTTGGTTCTGATGAATCCCTTTGATTATGTAAATGCGATTAATTACAAGAAACAAAATATTATGGTTGACGATGTTGCGGAGAAAGGTTATGCTCCATACATGGTCAATCGTTCTTTGTCTTATTTTGCCGATACTGTCCTTATGGCAAATGAGATGAATGTCAACCATCATATTGACAACCGTCTTCAATTTGATTTTCTTATAAATATAGTGCGAAAGAAAAAACGGTTTTCGAAATGGGCAAAACCTGAGACCGTGAGTGACGTGGAAGTTGTTAAGGAATATTATGGGTATAGCAATGAAAAAGCAAAATCTGCCTTATCCCTTCTCACATCAGATCAGATTAATGAATTAAAGAAGAAGGTTTTTAAAGGTGGAAGAAAATAAATTAATAGAGTGGACACCTTCCTCTATGCTAGAGGTTACTCTCAACGAACCAGATGATTTTCTAAAGGTTCGCGAGACATTGACTCGTATCGGTGTTGCATCTCGTAAAGATAAAAAGTTATACCAGTCCTGCCATATTTTACATAAGCAGGGACGTTACTTTATTGTTCACTTCAAAGAGTTATTCTTGCTTGATGGTAAAAAGTCTAACTTAGAAGAAAACGATATCGCTCGCCGCAATACTATTGCACAACTAATGAGCGACTGGGGGTTAATTACCATCGAAGGAACGAAGGCAGAACCTCTCGCTCCTATGAGACAAATTAAAATTATTCCTTACAAAGAAAAACAGGAATGGGATTTATGTCCCAAATATAATATAGGAAATAAATGATGAGAATGGATGATCTAGGTGGTATGCAAGATAGACCACGAAAAGTAAAAGTTCCCTCAGTCGTTATTCACGACCGTGAACTCGGTGAATGGGCAATCAAAAGATCCTCGGATTATTTTGCCGGAAAGACTGTAGTTCTATTCGGACTTCCTGGTGCTTTTACACCTACTTGTTCTGATGAAATGCTACCAGCATATGATAAGTTATTTGACACTTTTAAAGCATCTCATGTAGATGATATTATTTGCTTTTCAGTAAATGATGCTTTCGTTATGAATGCTTGGTTCAAAGAACTTGGGATTAAAAATGTAAAACCGATGCCAGATGGTAACGGTGAGTTCAGTGAAGCGATGGGTCTATTAGTAGATAAGAAACATCTAGGTTTTGGGAAAAGAACTTGGCGTTGTGCGTTTATTATCAAGGACGGATGGATTGAGTTTGGTACAGTAGAAGAAGGTCAATCAGACGTTGGTGCAGACTCAGATCCTTACGAGCAAACCACTCCTGAGTTTTTACTTGAACAAGTAAGAGGACTTAACAAAACTATGACAGCGAAGGTTGTATAAAATGAAATTTATATATGATGCATGGAATTTGATTATGGATCACAGGTTGAATCCATTAAGTAATATTCAAGATTTACAAGTTAGACACATCGTGATGCAATTTCTTGCATGGATGTGGTGTATTATCTTTTCTATGAGCATTGGGTCTGTTACCGTCTTTGGTGTCAGCGCAGTTGCTCATGCTTTGTTGATTGCGGGTATAGTTGCCACGGTAGGTGTATTTGAAACAGCAAAGCGTAAACCAGAAGTTTTTAAGTTGCGCTCTGGATATCACAGTGTAAGTCGCAGTCGCCAATACATGTGGATTAATGGGCAGAAAGTTGTACTTGATGCTCGTGATCCTGGTGGCGAACACGAATAATATATATATTATTGTGATGCCCGAAAGGGGTCACTTTTTAACCTTGCTATCCAATAGGAGGTACATATGACTGGAAGCATAGTTTACCCACGCAATGGGTTTATTGGTTTTGACCACATCTTCGATCAACTTGAGAATATTCACAAGCAATCGAAGGATACTTATCCACCACACAATGTAGTTAAGAACGAGGAACTTCTGTTTACCGTTGAACTTGCTGTGGCGGGATTCAAAAAAGAACATATTGACATCGAGGTAAAAGACCACGTGATGACCATTACTGGTAATCGCCCACAACGTCGCAACCAAGATCTATACGTTCATAAAGGTATCAGTGCAAGAAACTGGAAAAAGTCATTTAGACTATCGGAATATACCGAAGTCGTCGGAGCGGATCTACAGGACGGAATATTGACTGTCGACTTAGAAGTTGTCCTGCCTGAAGAGAAGTTGCCTCGTAAGATTCAAATTGGAACTAACGAGGAGTCACAAAATGACAGCAATAGCAATAAAGGGTTTTTCAATCGCAGCAGCGATCGCTAACTCGGTAACAGAGTTTTTCGATTCAATCGGAAAAGCAATACTCATGGCACGTGGTGTCGAGGCAAATTACAAAGTCGCATATCAACTTCAGCATGAATACCCAAACATGGGTGTCCCTGCTATCGCAC